GTTATCGCCATATCCGCCTTTGTGGGCGCGCTAATACCCGGCTGCTTAAACGGAACATATTTCTGTGTACGCTTATTCCACTGCATAAGGGTCGGCTTGCCGTTGAATAGCTGCACATTTGGTCGTGGAAGATCACCGCCGCCACCGCCACCTTCTCCGCCACCGCTTGCAATACGGGCTTCACGCTTGAGAGCAAGCCCGTAGTTGGCGGCCTGATACGGGTTCATGTTAACGGCAAGCGTGCGCTGCTTGCCGTTTTCATCCAGCACCGGAGCGCCCGTGTCTTCATTGATAAGGACCAGCTTGTCGCCAAGGTTTTCATATTTAGTTTTAGGAGGAAGCGACCAGTTAGCAATCTGATCTTCACCGTTCGAGTAGATGATGCGGGTGCGGCCCTGATCGTCACGCGAGATTTGCTGCACGCGCTTTTCGCGGAATGCAATCTCGGCGATCTTGTCGGCGCGCTTGGCGAGCGGAAGACCCTTGAGCGCAGCACGTTCGCTATCGGTAAGAAGCTGCGAATACTCTTCGATAGCCGCCTTCTGCGCGGCTTCTTCCTGCATACCCTGCTGCAACTGCGCAATCTGATACTGCGCGTTCAGCTTCTGCATCTGCTGCTGCCGCACGTTCTGAATGACAGCGCCCGGATCAACCCGGCCACGGCTACCTGCGGCCTGAAGGATTTGCCCAATCGCACCCAGCTTCTCGCCGGTTGACAGCTTGCCGACACCGCCGCTCATGAGAGCCTGCATATCGGCAATGTACTTGGCTGTCGGCGAAAGCTGCGGGGCAACCGAGGCCGTCGGGGCAAGCGCCTCCGGCGGGGCCATCGGAGCCATCGGGGCTACAAACCCACCTCGGCCTGCGCCATAACCGGCTTCGTCGAGAGCGGTCTTTGTACCGCCCTTCAGGCTTTGCAAAAGAGTTTCGATTGGATTTGCGGCCATGTCTTAGCCCTTCTTGAACAGATCAAGGATACCGCCGATGGCAGCAGCAGCGGAACCGATTTGGCTCAACGTGCTTTGACCCGGTGCGGTAGTTGTTTGCGAAGTCGTGATTGGAGACGGCATCCCCGCTGAACCCATGAGCAACGTCTGAAGCTGCTGCTGCGGGAAGCCGCGCTGTTCGAGAAAGTCGCGGTAAGCGAGGTCGAGGTTCTGCTGAGCCATGCCGCGCTGGGCTTGGCCTGCACCCTGAAGCATCGCGGCGTATGCCTGCTGGTTGGTAAGAGCCTGACTGCCGTAACCCGCAAGATCACGCGCACCTGCAAGCTGCTGACCCGGCAGAGCCTGCGCAAAACCAGCGGCTTGGCCGTAGCCCTGCTGATATAGATTAGCCAAAGTCTGCGCCGTGTTCAGGTCTTGTTCGGCTGCAAGCTGCGCTTCGTAGACACCGCGACGCTCGTTGCCGAACGCCCGCGACTGCGCAAGCTGAGCCTTGGTCGCCGCGTCCCGTTCGGCCCGTGCCTGCGCCAGCCGCGCCATCGTCGCGTCCACAACGCTTGTTTGGAACGGCGACATGAAGCCGGATACGTCTTGCTGGAATTGCTGAGGAGTATATCCGGCTGCACGCTGAGCGACTTGGGTGGCTTGCTGAAGCTGCGGCATCCCGACTTGCTGGGTCGCCGCATTAATCGCGGTTCGGAATGCCTGCTCTTCAGCCGGGCGGAACTGCGCAATGCGGGGGCCGCCGTATGCCTGATACGGAATAGCCGCTACTTGGCGTGCGGCCTGATAGTTGCGCGTCAAGATATCCTGAATAAAAGGATTAAGTTGCTGCGCTGTTGTAGTGGTTGTCGTCTCAGCCATTTAAACCCCCAAGCGGACTAGCCGCCTAATCCTTCGTTCTTAACACAAATATAAAAGAATTGACAGCCCATTACTGTTGTACCTGCGTTACAGCTACATGGGCTGTAGGCGCAGACGGAGCAAACGCCGTTGCTGCCACAGTCGTTGGCCTTAATCCCGTATCATCCACTGCATAGAATAGTTCGACGTAATCATTTGCCGCCAAAGACACGAAGTCATTAATGGCGAGAACAGTATAACCACCGCTATCTTTTAACGTGCCAACCGCCGTACTTGACCCGATGTTCGTTGTGCCATTCTTCTTGAGCCACATCCAACCCGACTTCATATTGGAGTTGTTGGCGGAAAACTGAATGCGAGCGGCGAAGTTGTAAAGACCGCTGTGCGCCACTGTCAGACGCGTGGTTGGGCTGCCTGTAAGCGAAATACCCTCAGAGATAACTGTCGTGTCCCACGCCAGCGCGTAAGCTGTATTTGCAGCGGCAGGAGTAACTGTCGTATTGTGCGTAAACTGACCGAAATAATACTGCTGCTCAATAGCTGGCCGGACAAATATCTCTCCGTCCGTTGTCCCTACTTTTAATACGGCAGCAACAGGAACCACGTTGTCAGGAGCGGTTGGCTTGACGTTTGTAAACGCGCCAGCCGTTGTGGGCGACGCATAGAGAATGTCGCCTACGTTAAACGCGCTGGTGTTAATCCCGCGAACGTGGCCGAACGTGGTGCAATAACCTACTTCACCGCTATCCGGCAATTCGTGAGTTAGAACGCCAAGGATGTAGAGCGTAGGCGTTGAGCCATTCGCAAGATATTTGGAGACAGACAGCACGTTGTTTGCGCCAACACCGGAGAAGCCGACAACCGTTCCGTTAGGAAGCGTCGAGCCGGTCATGTTTTCTACGCGGGCATAAACCTCTTGGCCGACCTGCTGGATAACGCCGTATTCCATGCCAAGATCAAGCGTGCCATCAATGGCGTTCCATGATAGGCTTCCTGTTTCGGGCGTGTGCGTATCCGTTGTGATGAACGACGCATCGGACGCGATAAGTTTTGCAGGCTGGTAAACGCCTACGTCTTGGCCCTTGATGTAGGTCGTCCCCGCAAACAACTCGATCAGGCGATTGCGCTGCGCCTCGTAAGCCGAGTTATATACCTGCGGGGGTGGCGGTAGCTTTAGGCTCATCGACGCCCACCCGGAATAGCGTTAAGCCGCTGCGTCCCTACGCGCCAATCGCTCGGCGTTGTTGTCGTGACCCGCATCTTAATTTGGCGTCCGTTAAAGCGAACCGATGTTGGGTTCGTAAGGCTATAGGGGCCGTGCGTTGTTTCTGTGCTAGTCGGATAATAGCGCGTTTTGAATGTAGCCGAGACGCTACCAAGATTGCGCTCGTCGGGGATCATCTCGTTGACGTACATGATCTGATCGCCTTGGCCGATCTGGAACGGGCCGCTCTCTGCATACGGCAACGCGCTGTCGTAGTTGAGGCCGACTTCGTGGTCGTAGATATAACCATTTGCGCCAACCATGATCGGGTTGCGAAATACGCTGCGGTCTGTTCCGCAAGTGCGAGCAAGCGTGCCAATCGTCCAGTGGTTTTCAACGTAATCCCACGCAACGTAGCTGTCGTTCTCGTTCGAGTTAGCGGACGGATAGAACCACCAAACTTCGTTATACTGTGAGTTGTTTACAGCGTAGACCTTAGAGATTTGGTTCGTGTTGATGTTGTTAAAGACGTAATCATAGACTTCGCACGGAAGCGGCTTGACGTAGCCATCATACATATGGAAGCCCTTCTGGCCCATCCATACGGCTGCGTTATCAAGAACAGCTACCGCGTTTGCAGATACGATACCGCACGCACGGCCTGCAATTTCAAATGTATATACAAAAGGCTGGCCGACATAGGTTCCAACGTGTGCATCAATGTCAGTCAGGATAAGGTTCTGGCCGCGAACACGCTTGGCGCAGATAATCTTACCTGTCGTCTGAAGGATTTGGCTGCCAGCAAGATTGGTGGATGATGCAGTCCAGACAGTGTTGTTTTCGAGATCAGACCACGCAACCTTACGAGCGTTACCATCAGCGCCCAGAGCGAATACGGAGCGTTCAGCAGTGACAAGTATGCCTTGACACCCAGTTGGCGAGTTGGCGATCTGCGCAGCTTTAGTCGGCGTAGATGCATCAAGCTGCCATTCGTATAGCTTTCCGTCGGACGTAGAACAGCCGACGAGATACTCGCCCCAAGTATCAAAACTCCATGTGGTTGCTGGCGTTACAGAACCAGCATCAGGACGAGGTGTGCCGTAATAGCCAGCACTATAGTTTGCAATCCCGTAACCAGCGCCCGTCGAAGCATCGTCTGATCCAGCCGTAAATCCAGTTGGCGTAACATCCACCAACCCGCTGGATTGTGTCATAACATACAGCTTAGAGGAAGTACCAATTCCTGCGTAGCGAACGCCAGCGTTTGTCTTCCACGTAATCAGGCCACGAGCCTTGCCCGTGAGCGTCCCGTTACCCCGGCGCTCCCAGCCGCCAACAGGCTCCATCGCGCCTTCTGTCCAGCGCACAAGGTTAACGTCATACCACCGGCCCGTGGACTGAAGTTCAGTCCCGTTCCTGTAAACACCGGGTGGGATAGCAAGTGGTATAAGCGCCATAGTTTTATCCGTGCGTAAAGCTGAAGTCCTTATATCACTTCTTAGACTTTTTTACAGCCTCTTCCCATGCTTGGACTGTCATGCGGTGTTTCATCGCACAGTCGCCGTATTTGGCTACGGTGTCGATTTCCCAGATCACGCGCTCTGGATCAACGAGCGGCTGCGGGAGAGGAGATAGTGGCTTGCAATTACTCGCCAGATTTGCCGGTGGTGCGGGCATTGGCGTCACTGATACTGCCTTCGAGCATCCCGAGAACACGAACATCAACAGCACAATCAGCAGGAACAGCAGGAAGCGTTTTGTATATTTCACGTACTTCGCGTGTCGTTCTGCCGACCACCAGATCGGCTTTATCGCGCTCGGCTTCATAAGACGCAGAAATCTCATCAATCTTCCCCTGCATTTCCTTGCGCTGCTTCTCGGCTTTCTCAAGCGCGGCAGCGTAGGCGGCGTCGCATTGCCAGTCTTTTACTTTCCACCCGGCGGCGACGCCAATAAGTAAACAGCCTCCCGCCAGATAGCCAATAAACGGATTAATCGGCCCCATTTATTTTGCCCCATTCCCTCACCGCAAAGATTGTCGCACAAGACGCGATAGTGGCTGCAAGAT